GTTGTGGCATTAGCACCGATATAGATAGCAGGTGCATCGTTGCGACCACTACCTAAGAAAGCAATGCTATTAATGAATGTACAGCAAGCAAACGTGCCGACCACACCTTTTTGAATCTGTGCGCCATCAATACGAGCGAATGGAAAGAACTCACCACCCACGTTGTCAAACACTTCTATTGTGTTTCTATTGAGAGCATAGACCTCATTGCGTAGCTTTAGCAATGCAACAACAGGGTCAGGGTCAATCTCAGATGAACCGTATTTTAATGGGTTTACTTGTGTTGGGTCATTTAGTTCTGTGACAACTAGGCTTGCACCATCGGTTGTCATAAAGTAACCATCTACCCATACCATATCAAGCACAATGCCTAAGTCAGGGTCGGTTACTTGTACAAGTGTTGATGCCGTTGGATTCCAATAATAAAGTTTCTCAGCGGAAACAATGGCAAGCAAGTCAAAGCTGTAATCAAACGTGACTTGATTGTCTTCTGTACCGCCAACGTCACCGAGTTCGGTAACAATACCATCTTCATCAATTGAGACTAGCTTAGTACCCATGACTCTGTAGTAAATGCCATCCCAATATACGCCACCACGGTCAATGCCAGGCCCAGTTCCATTAGCCACCAAACCATCAGCAGGTCGCAAGAACCCTGCGCTAATCCCAGATTCTTGAGGGACAGGCACAAGGTTGACAGGGTAGCTAGTACGTAACTCTGGCGTATTGTCGGTGTAAATACCACTTAGAATGGGAATTTGCATTTATATTACCGTTTAATTACCATTTTTCGGAATTAGCCCAATACGCTGCACTCATTTTACCCTTAGATATATTTTTAGCGTGTCTAGCTTTGAATGATTCTCGTCTTGCTTTGTCTTTACTAGATTCACCGTCTGCCTTAGGCGAACCCTTAACACCTTGCTGACCAAACCTAATTGTTTTAATTTGATCGCCATCTTTTGCTACCACCACATGAGATTTAGTCGGGTGTGACGGTGTACGCTTGGGCTTGTTAAAGCCTTCCACTCCCGCACGTTCTAATCTTGGGTCTTTTGTCGCCATTGCACAACCTATACGTTATGACAATAAAATATAGCTACCGTCTTCTTGTAGCATAAACGAGTCATCTTCTAGTAGTAATGCACCAAAGATAGGGCCACCACCTGCGTTCCAGAAACGACAGCGACATCTCATGCGTGTCAATGGATACATTTAGAACCCCTCACCAGGCAACACATGCAAAGATGTGCCATCGGCTGAGATGTAAGCAATACGATTATAGTTACGGTTTTTAGTGATGCTGACCTGACAACCGCCTGGTATCGGGTAATCAGCCGTACTAGCCGTATCGGTTGAGTCTTCTGTAACCTTGACATAGACAACAGCCGAGCCCAAGTTAGTCAAGCACAAAGTCTGTGAGGCAGCGTCAATCGCAGCGTTAGCAGATGTGCCTGTTGCTGATACAACTGTACCGTGACCGTAGCCAGGTGCGAATGGTGAAGTATAAAAAGCCATTTTATTTCCTTTGATTAACCGACACGATACCAAGAATTAGTGGCTTGGTAAAACCGTAAAGTAAAGAATCCACCCGCTAAGAGTGTGGTTGGTGCACCTGATGCGGCACTTGAGCCATTCAAACCAATCGACAATGCTGTAATGGTCTGCGTACTTGTCACTAAAATCTGTGTGCCTGAGGGTACGCCTGTATTCAACGGTAAGGTAATCGTACCTGTGGCAAGCGTACTAGCAGGTTGTAATAGCATCCATTGCTGTTCGCTTGTCGGTGTGGGTACGGTTATGTTAAACCCTGTGGCAGGTGTATAAACGCTTGTGGCAACGGTAGGCGCTGCGAATGTCTGCTGAAAGTACTGTAGCAATTGCGTAATTGAGATTTTGCGAGCATCACCATTGTTAGGAACGTATACGGGTAGTAAGTCACCACCTGATAGTTGGCTAACACCTGCAAGTTGATTGATGGTAGGCATGATATTCCTTAATTAAATTCTATTTGACCATCTTGACCTGCTAATACTGGGTCAACAGGTCGTTGCAAGAACGGATTGTCATAATTACGCCACGGTTTATTACCCGCACCCGCTGGCATAGTCGATGGTAATTGTTGCTCCATCGGCATAGCGGCTAATGATAACAATGTATTGTAAGATTCTTTCGCTGTGACCTTAGTCTCAATCATAACTTGCTTACCGTAACTCGGTGCAAGTTTTACAGCTAGATTTGTATATAGTGCCTCAACAGAAGAATCAGGAACATTTGTTTGTTCGTCTAAATCGCTGTCCTGTGGGCTAGATGGTAATGGGTAACCTAATCGTATGCCTAAAGCGTTCCAAGCCGCTACGAGAGCGTCTAAGCGTCTTAATGCAGACTGTAACTGTTCAGGTGTTAAGTCAAACACATAAGATGCTAAACCAATCTCATCAAATGCGGCTTCTACGAACTGTCTTTTAGTCCACGACATCATTAGCCCCTAATGCTTGGTCAATCTTATCTGACAACCGTTTATCTGTTGTCCGACCATCAAACTTAATACCAAGCTCGGTAGCCATTATTTCTAGCTCTGCCCGTGTTGGTGCTGAGTTATCTTCTACCTCAACAACTTCCTTTGCCAACTCCTGTTCTCTAAGCAAACGATGATTAATACCGTCAATAGGCTTAGATGGTTTACGCTTTTTGATTGGCTTCTTGCCTTTCATATACTTTGGCATAAGAACTTGCTTTTCCATTATTTTGCCTTTTTAGGTGCTTTACTTGGCTTACCTGCTTTCATAGCCGCTTTCCGTGCAACATTCAATGCAATAGCAACCGACTGTTTACGGGGCTTGCCTGACTTCTCTTCCATCTTAATATTCTTACCGATAGACTTGCTAGAGTAACCTTTTGTCAATGGCATTTTAGTTTCCTGTAAATGGGGAGGCATTCGCCCCCCCAAACCTTGCTTACTGGTTAAACAACAAGATGCCTGACATCTCAGGATTCTTATTCACAACACCGAACAGCGTGTCAAGACGATACTTGATGGTCATGCTGTCAATGTCATAAAACTTCTGCATAACCAACTCGATGCCTTGGTCAGTACTTGCTCGCATAACGGCAACACCTGCATCAGCAGGTACAGCGTAGCGACCAGGTAACATCTCAAGCGAATCACGTTGCCAGAAGACGTTTACTTGTGAAGCGTTAACGTTCAAGAACACGATTGCTGCGGCATCAGCTGCGATTGCAACTTCAACGTTTTTGTATTGCAACTCGGCATCGGTAGGTGTACCTTGTGCACCAATGATTGGAGGAGTAATAGTCATCGTTGATGGAGAATCAATAGACACGACACGGAAAGTCTTTAACTGACCTGTGCTTTGCTTAGTGATGTGATGAACAGCGTAAACTTCAGCAATTGTGAAAGCATCACCTGCGGCAACGCTTGCAGTTGTTGAAACGGTAACAGTTTGGAAACGATTGTCAACGTTGATTTGACCACCGACTGAAGTTGATGTGGCTTGTGGCACAAAACTAGCTTGGCTACCAACGCCATTGGTGTCGATAGTAACGCCAACGCCAGCGGCAGCGGTTTGACGATTTGCATAATCAAACTTGTATGTGTCAAAACCTGCAACCATACCAACAAAGTTACGCTCGTAAGCACGCTCTGACTTTTGGTTACCGAATGAACGACTTGCTTGTGACAAGTTGCCAGCCAAACCATTGTAGTCACGGCTTGACAGACCCATGAAACGGTCATAGTCAGGAACGCCTTGCTCGTTCATAATGGCATCGCAAAGTGCAACGTCATCGTAGTCACCAGCAGCGGCAGCAATAGGCACGACCAAAGAACCCAAGCCAGCGGCAGCGTTCATGATTGCGATATTGATGTCAGAAGCGAGTTTCTGCTTGGCGCTGTCACCTAAACGATTTTCTTGTAATGCGTCACGCAATTCGAGTGTAGTCATTTCCCAAGGCACAGTCTTGCTGAAACCTAAAGTAGCAGGTACAGCTAACTGAGTCATAGACTGGTAAGAACCAGCAATTGATGAACCAGGGGTGCTTGTGATTGACTGAGCGATGTAAGGCTGTGGACGCCAAATGGTGTTGTTAGCACGTTCCATCATCGTTGAATCTGTATTGTAAACAGAGACGTGACGTGACAATACTAATGCATCTTGGAAACCTTCCAGTAAGTCTTCGAACGCAACACGTTCTTCTTTTGAGAAACTATTAGCCATGATTTAATACTCCAAAAATTATTTTGAAGCCGCTCGTTTCTGCGCTTTATACTGTATAACTTTCGTCATATTGCCAGTACGAGACGCTTCTTCTCGCAGCCGTTCTAAGGTTGAGTCCACCGCACCTGAGACTCTGCCAGTTCCTGACACGATTCTTTCGGGTGGTGGGGCTGCCTTACGGTTCGTTACTTTCAATTCCTTCTCCAGTT